ATTTGGCGATCTGGATTAGCTCAAAACAGGTTCTTGTATGCACCCGCTCGGATGATTCGACGCGGAGCTGGTGTTGCAGGATGTGATCTAGGCAGCGGCGTTCATCTGGAATCTCGGTCGATTCGGTGTAAGAACTCCAGTCGATTGGCGCCATAAACGATGCCGCCTGCTCTGGTGTAGGCGGCACGGACGACTGCAGGGCCCAGGCACCGGCCAAAAGCGTGCCGTACTGATCGCCCATCGCCTGCGAGCCGAAGTGCTGCGCGGCAGCGTGACGAAAAACAGTGATCGATTCGCGGATCATCGGCACCAACTGCACCGATCTGGCGATCAGGCGCCGGCCAATTTCTGGTGTGATGGTGCTGTCGAGATCGCGCTCAAGCTGGACCCAGTGGGCCTGACGTTCAACCTCGCTGATGTCCGACGACTGGCCGCGGAGGGTGAGCTGCGCGAAGCGGCGGCGATCGGCGCCCTGCTTCAGCGCTGTGGAGATCGAGGAGAGCAGGAACATCGAGCGGATCCTGAAGCGCTGCTCAGCGCCGGCACCAGCAGCGGAACCCTTGCCGATGATCGCGTTCGATTCGGATGAGCTAAACCTTGCGAGGGCCAGCACCGACTGAATGCGGAGAGCGTCGGCCTTGGTGTTGGATTCGGCCTCATCCATCACCACCGGCAGGGCGTCAGAGCGTAGGGACTGACGGATGAATGGCTCAGTGGTGTTGCCCACCACGTTCAGCACGATGTCGCCCAGGAGCGGCTGAATGAAGCGGCTGAGGACTTCCGACTTTCCGGAACCTGCTGCGGCCGTGAGCCAGATGTGCGGGCGCCAGGCCAGCACGCCGCAGATCGGGGCGAGCACGATCCATCCGGCGAGCAGGTGGGCGGATGCTGGAACGTCCCACCGGAAGCGGGAGGCGATCAGCAGAATCTTCAGTGCCTCGTCATCGCTCAGTGGTGTCGCCGCACCAGGGCCAGCGAGCGCCGGGCCGCGCTGGTAGAAAAACTGCGTGTCGGTGAAGCTGGTGACGGGTCTGGTGATGCCGTCAACGATGATGCGATCACCGAGGTGCAGCAGCGAGCGCTGGCAGTCCCACCATGCACCGCGGCCGCGGATCTTGCCCGGGTCGAACAGGCCCGTGGCGGCCTGCTCCTGCTGGAGGTCGGATGCTGCTGCGGTCCAGTTGACGCCGGCCTTCGATGGGTAGAGCGCTTCCCAGTACGCCAGCGGCGCGATGGCCACCAGGTTGGTGCCGGTGTGATTGGCACGAGTGAGGCGGACCACCTGCCCGGTGCTGAAGGGCTGGTAGAAGCAGCCGCCCTCGTTGTCAAGGCCGAGGCATGAGAAGGGCCTCGATGTGGGGATCGGCTTGGGCGGTGGCGTCTCGGTGGCGACCTGGCGTGATGGCGCGGTGATCTCCGGCTGTGCTTCAGGTTCTGGCAGCGTGATCGGCTCGGAACGGTGGGCCATGATCCACTGGTTCGCGTCGGTGGCGGTCCAGTCGTCGGCATCGGCCAGGTCCCACCCGGGCGGGCGATCATCAGGCGGGGTGACGATCCTGACGGAGGTGGCGCCAGCCTGCAGAAGCAGGGGGGCAAGGGAGGCCATGGCCTGGCGGCCTTCGTCGTCGTTGTCGGGCCAGAGGGTGATGCTGCGGCCGGCAAGGGGGGCCAGGTCGATGTGCCAGATGGCCTTGCCGCCGTTGGGCCAGGAGAGCACGACGGCCCGGGGGAAAAACGTGGCAGCAGCGTCGGCGGACTTCTCGCCTTCGGTCAGCAGCACGCCGGCTTTGGGGCGAAGAGCCAGCTGATCGAGGCGGTAGAGCGGGCGGGGTGAGGGCCATTCGGAGGTGAAGGCGTCGCGCTTCGATGGCCGGTGCCATTTGCCATCGATCCAGGTGCGATGGATGAATAGCTTCTTGGGCTTGCCCTTGGTGTCAACGCCGGGTCTTGGGACACGCTGGATCCAGAACAGCTGATCACCGCTGGCGTCGCGGTAGCACCACTGCGCGGTGGCACCGTCAAGTGGTGGCGGTGGTGCGTCGGCAGGTGGCTTGTCGGGGATCCTGGCGGGTCGTTTGGCAGTGCGTGGCCGGGAGGGCATGGATGGCGGAAGGGATGAGGGGAGGCCGAGGTGGGCTTCGACGGCCCTCGCCGCGGTCTTGAAATCCCAGCCCTTGATGCGCATGAGAAGGCCGATACCTGTGCCACCGCCGCCGTCGCGGTCCTTGCCGCCGCAGTGCGAGCAGTACCAGGATCCGGGGCCGTCGTCACCGTCCCACCGGTAGCGATCGTCTCCGCCTGGTGGGCTGCCCATGCCCTGAGCCATACATGACGGGCATGGCTGGTGGCGGTCCTCAAGCTGATCTGGATGCAGTCCGCCGAGCGCCTGCAGGATCGATGGCCAACGGCCATCGGCCGCCGACAGGGAATCGGAGGGCATGGCAGGGGTCAGGCGCTCGGCTGAGCGTCGGCAGCCATCTGCCGGATGATGAACTGCCGGATGAAGCTTGATCTGGAGAGGCTGAGCGCCCTTGCCTGCCGGTCGATCCAGTCCATCTGCTCAGAGTCGAGCCAGAGGCTGCACTGAACCCGTGGGCGTTCGGCCGTCTCGATGGCTGCCATAGGACTGTGCGTTCTGGTCTTGATCCTGACCAGAATGGTAGTAGTCTGGTTGCAGATCGGCAAGCCGGCCCCCATGGCAGCAGCCCCATCCACCGACCAGGCGCCCAGCGCAGCGCTGCAGCTGACGAGCGGTCAGACGGCCGCCTTTACCGGAATCCTGTCCGATCTGCGGGCCCCTAGCGCCCGCGTCGTGCTGTGCGGCTATGCCGGTACTGGCAAGACCGTCACCACCGCGGCCTTGGTCTCGGAGCTTGTGCGCAGGGGCTGGCAAGTTGCTGTGGCGACGCCAACGCACAAGGCCCGGGCGCAGGTTGAGCGGGCGCTCCGGCAATGCGGCGCGAGCGGGTTTCAGGCTGTGACGCTTCACCGTTTGCTCGGCTTGAAGATGGTGCGCGATTTCAAGACCGGCAAGGAATCGTTTGCGCCTGATGCGCGTGGCAAGAACATGCTCACGATTTCCAACAGCATGTTCAACGACGAGGAAGAATCTCGGGTGATTGACATCGTGATTGTCGATGAAACGTCGATGCTTCACTCTGAGCTTTATGACTATCTCCTGTCCGAGCTTGGCAATCGTCCAGTTGTGTTCGTTGGCGATGATCGTCAACTACTTCCCGTTGGCGAGAACGAACCATGCCGGGCCTTCATGGAGGCCCGCTCTCTCTACCGCCTGGAAGATGTGCTGCGCCATGACGGCGCGATCTTGAATCTTGCAACTGCAACTCGTCAGCTTGCCGTTGGCCGTGCGGTGTTTGCTGATGCCGTAGGCGGTGGGTCGAGGGTTGTAGCTCATCAGCGCAGAGAGGGCTGGCTGGAGGCGCTGCTCTCAATGGCGGCGTCTGATGAAGCGATGGCAGATCCTGACTACTGCCGGGCCATCGCCTGGACGAACAAGGCCGTCAACGACCTCAACCAGTGGATTCACGTCCGCCGCTATGGCCAAGACGCTCCGCAGTTCGTGGTCGGGATGACTTGCGTGACGGTGGACGCCATCCCCAGCCCAGAAGGTGGCCAACCGTTGCTGAACAGCACTATGGACGTGCTAGTGGAGGAAGTTGAACGAGATCTGTTCACTGCCCCTGGGGACACCCAAGCCGATGCACCATGGGAAACATGGAAGTTGCAAGTTCGGATCTACGGCAGTGATGTTCTGATTCCGATTCGAGCGCTGGATCGCAGTGACGAGAAACGCTGGAGTGCCCAACAGAAGAAGATTGCCGACCTGGCCAAGGCGTCGGAGGATTTATCTGATCGCAAGGCCTACTGGGAGACGTACTTCAAGCGAAAGGACCAGATTGGAAGACTTGAACCAGCCTCTGCGCTCACGATTCACAAAAGCCAGGGCAGCACGTTTCGCCATGTGTTCCTGCACTGGAGTATCGATGGCTGGGGATCGGCGCCGACCGCGCAGCAGAACCAGCTGGCCTACGTGGGAATCACCCGTGCTGCCGAGAGCCTCCATGTCGTGGCCGATCGGCTCCGTCATGGCGGAGGGAAGCTTTACGGGGTGCAGGTGTGACCCCTACCCGCCGCCCCCGCCAACATCAAGCCTTGGCCGATCTTCGCCAGGCCTATGGCGTTGGCCGCCGTGCGCCGATCCTGGTGGCGCCGACGGGCTTCGGGAAGACAGCCATAGCGGGCGAGATCGTCCGCCAGGCGGTGGCCAAGCAGCGGCGCGTCTGGTTCGTTGCGCACCTGAAGGAGATCCTGGACGACACCTCGCACCGGCTCACGGCCGCCGGGATCAGCTACGGGCAGATCCGCGCCGGGCGGTCCGAGATGCCGGGGAAGCCGGTGCAGATCGTGAGCGTTCAGACCGCAGTGCGCCGGCACAACCTGCAGCGGCCGGATCTGATGATCATCGACGAATGCCATCTGGCCGTCGCCCGCACCTACCAGGACCTGGTGATGGAGTTGGGCCGTCCGATGCTCTTGGGCCTCACTGCCACGCCCGAGCGCCTTGACGGTCGAGGCCTCGGCGAGATGTTCGACGATCTGGTGCTGACCTGCAGCACCGCCGATCTGATCGACGAGGGGCTGCTGGCGCCGATCAGGTTGTTTTCACCGCGACTGGCGGATCTGCCCTCGCGCAGGGGCAAGGAGTTCAACCAGGAAGAGGACGGCGCGATCCTTTCTCGGCCGGCGATCATCGGTGATGCACTCAGCCACTGGAAGCGCCTCTGCGCTGGCCGCCGGGGCGTGGCGTTCTGTTGCAACGTCAGGCACGCCCAAAAAGTGGCGGAGCAGTGGCGCCTTGCCGGCTACCGCGCCATGGCGGTGCATGGCGACAGCGACGACGCTGACCGCCGCGAGGCGATTGCCGGGCTTCGCGCCGGCCGCCTTGATCTGGTGACCTGCGCCGAGCTCTGGGTTGCAGGCGTGGACGTGCCAGAGATCGACGTGGTGATCTGGCTGCGCCGGACGACAAGCGTGACTACCTGGCTGCAGGGCAACGGCCGCGGGATGCGGATCGCCTCGGGAAAGGGTGATCTGCTGATCATCGACCACACCGACAACAGCGACCCGTCTCGGCTGGATCACCCGCTGATCGAGCGCGAATGGACCCTGGAGGGCAAGGCAAAGAAGAAGTCTGAGCAGCGCATCAGTGTCAAGGTCTGCCCGAAGTGCTTCGCGGCGATCAGCAGCCAGGCGCCGAAGTGCACGGAGTGCGGGCACGTCTTCGCGGCGGAGAAGCGCCGAGAGTTGCTGCAGGTGGATGGCGAGCTGGTTGAGCGGAAGCTGGAGATTTGGTCGCGCAAACGCGAACAAGGCAATGCCCAGACCCTGGAAGACCTGATCAAGGTCGGCCAGTCCCGCGGGATGAAGAACCCCCGCGGCTGGGCCCGCCATGTGCTGGCCGCCCGTCAAGCGAAGGGGCACTTCGAGCGCGAGCGGGTGACGGCATGAGCGAACACGAGATCCAGCAGCGGATCCTGCTGAGCCTGGGCAACGGCGACACCCGCCTCTGGCGCAACAACGTCGCCCTCGGCTGGGTTGGCCAGGCGCAACAGATCCGCCAGCCCTGCACCGTGCAGCTTCGACCTGGTGACGTGGTGATCCGCAACGGCCGGCCACTGCACGCCGGCCTCTGCACCGGCAGCAGCGACCTGATCGGCCTGCATCGCATCGTCGTCACCCCCGACATGGTGGGCCGTCCGGTGGCGTTGTTCACGGCCATCGAGGTGAAGGGTCCCCGCGGTCGGGCGTCTCCGGAACAGCTCGCGTTTGTCGACACTGTTCGACGGATGGGTGGCATCGCCGACATCACCCGATCGGTGGACCACGCCCAGTCGATCCTCAAAAACCCCATGAACCTGAACCCATGACCGCCACCGCTACCGACCTGATTGCCGCTGTTCTCAGGTCCGCACACTTCACGATCGCTGGCCGTGTCGGGCAGGCCCCCGAACTGCAGTGGTTCACATCGGGCAACTGCAAGGTCAGGCTGAGCATCGCCGTGAACCGCCCCGGCGCGAAACGGAACGACCCCAACGCACCCCCGCCCGACTGGTTCAAAGTCGAGGCATGGGGGACCATCGCCGAGGAGATCACCAACGGCCTCCAGAAGGGCGACATGGTGCGGGTGACGGGCCGGATCAAATCCGACCGCTGGACAGATCGGCAGGGCCAGGAACGCACTGACCTGGTGGTGACCGCCGAAGAGTGGTCGAAGGTCGACACTGAACAGCGGCCTGCCGCTGGTGGTGCTCCGGCTGCTGCTGGAACACCGGCTCAGGCGGCTGGAGGGTGGTCACCCACGGACGAAGAGATCCCGTTCTGAACGAACTGCTCAATCGCCAGCCGGCCCGCTGAGCTCCGCGTGATCCCAAGCCGTTTGGCCTTCTCGTTCAGCTTCTGGCTCGTCTCTGGTGTCACCAGGGCCTGTACCGACTCGCTGTAAAGCTCACCGGAGTCGTTCTTAACTCGTCGGGCCATCGTTGTTGTTTCTCGCGGGGGCAGGGGGCGAGTAATCCTAATAGGGTCCTGATGCGCTTGCCTTTCAGTGATGGTGTCTTCCTGCCAGGGCGTGACGCCGAAGGCCTTTGCGCGACCCTCCTCTGCCATGCGATCCATGAAGGCCCTCGTGTCGTCGCGCAGAGCCTTCTCCTTCTCCGGGCTCAGCTTCGAGACATCGGCCACTTCATCGACGATCAGGAGCATGGAAGGCACCTTGACTACCTCCTCAAAGGCACGGCCCAAGGCCCTCATGCTCTCGGTGGCCTCGTGCACGGTGGGCTGCATGGCGCGGAAGGCCATGGCGATGCCGGCGACGTAGGCCATGGTCGCGTTGTCGGCGATCTCGTGGGTTTGCCACGACAGGCGGCTTACCACAGGCTCTGGAGCGGGCCACGAGGTATCCCACCAGAACCGTCCCCAGTACCCGTAAGGGAAGTCCGGAAAGCGTCGCTGGGTGTTGCGCCACCTGATGCGCCCGATCCGGCCGCCTAGATCCGTGATGCTGAGAAAGGAGTTGCTGACGTGGTTGGCCATGGGGTTTGCTGGGGGATGGGGGTGGGTCATGCCCGCCTCGCGCTGATGGCGTTGCAGGCGGACTGCAGCTGGATCACCTGGGGGTGGGCGTCGTTGGCAGGGTCGGGGAGGTTCGCCTTGAACTCGGCGAGGATCGCCTGGCGCTCGCTGCTCGATGCCGCGTTCACGATGCGTTCGGCGAAGGCCAGAATCTGCTGCGGTGTCCACTCTCGGCGGAATCGCAGCACGTCGGTGAGGGTCAGGGTCATGGGTGCTGATTTGTTGGATGGTGCAGGGTTCAGGGTTCCCGGATGGTCAGGCAGCAGAAATCAGATCCATCAGTGATCCGGCCTTGCTCTCAGCATTCTCCAGGAACTTGGCCGCTTGTTTGGCATACTCCGGCTTGAGTTCGATGCCGATGTAGCGGCGGCCCATCTCGATCGCCTTGTAGCCGGTGCTGCCGATGCCGTTGAACGGATCCATCACCAGATCGCCGGGGTTGCTGTAGAGGGTTAGGCAGCGTTCGATCACGTCGAGCTGCAACGGGCAGATGTGCCGTTCGTCCTGCTCGCCGCGGGCCATCCGGCCGTTGAGCACCTTGGTCTGGTTCACGTTCATCCATACTGGTGATGCCAGCTCCTGCCACTGCGAGACCGGGAGGTCCTCTGGGCAATGTGTGATCGGGTCGGGGTTTGGTTCGTCCTTGCGGAAGAAGAGCATGTAGTCCGGCATCCCCACCCGGCTCATGCTGCTGTCTTTCTTGAGCTGCTTGTATAGCAGGCCTAGCGCCTTGGTGCGCTGCATCTCGATGACTGGATCTTTCCAGATGGTGCAGCGGGCGTGATAGACGAATCCGGCAGCCTGGTGGGCGCGGATTAGATCACCACCGAAATCATGCAGTCCGATGAATCCGTCCTTACCCTTGCGTGCCGGCAGGTCGGAACAATGCACGCTGATGATGCGGCCGGGCTTCATAGCACGAAACAGCGCATCGCAGAAAAATGCGTAGTGATCCATGAACTCGGCATGGCTGCCGCAGTTGCCCATATCACGCTCCGAGTCTGAGTAAACGAACAGATCGGAAAATGGCGGAGAGAAGATGGACAGATCGATGATGCCCTCGGGCAGGCCGTTCAGCACTTCGATGCAGTCGGCCAGGTAGATCGCCCAGCGATCTCCCTGATAGGTAGGGGTCAGCTTCATGTGAGGAATGATGGTAGTGCGACATCAGCGGGGCGGCTATAGGCCTTCCGGCTGGCGGCGGTATGGAATCCGGCCATTGCCTTTGCCATGGCCTGCTTCATGCGCATGTGATCAGCCTGTTTGCGCTGTACGTTGGACCAGATGGCTGATTCCGTATCGCTGATGACAACGTGGCAATCAACGGGCTGTGTCTGTCCGAATCGCCAGGCCCGGCGGACGGCCTGGTAATGCTGCTCGTAGCTGTGGCTGACGCTGGCAAACACAACAGTGTTTGCGTGCTGCCAGTTTAACCCAAGACCGGCAAGTTTTGGTTTCGATACGATCACCCGGCGCTGGCCAAAGGTGAAGGCGTCGAGCGCTTCAACCTTGGCCTCTGGTGCCATGGATCCGTGCACCTCGATGGCATCCGGAATGGCGCTAGAGAGGGCCGAGGATTCGTCGTTCGTTTCGCACCAGACGATGACGGGCCCGGTGGCGGTGTTGGCGATCTCAGCCGCGGCAGCGACCCGTTCCGCAAGGGTTAGCCGTTTCTCCCGATGGATGGTGGTGGCCGATCCATCGGGGATGCGGAACAGCATCCCATCGGGCACGTCGGTCGTGATGTCCGCCGAGACCGTGTGCAGGTGGTAGCGCAACGGCGGCAGCACGAATCCGGCATCGTCACCGCCCAGATCGGACGGCAGGGTGGCCGCCCTAGACCATGACGCCACCCAGCGCCAGAAATCCTGCTGCGCGTGGCCCTTTAAGCGCCATTCCTGGCTGGCGGTGGCGGTGTCGTTGACGAACCACCGGCACAGCATCTCCATGCTGCCCAGCAGCCCTAGGAACTCGGAGTGATTGCCTAGTTCCATATGGTCGTTCGGCGCCGGTGTGGCGGTGGCCGCCAGCCGGTAGGGCGTGCCGGCGAATGCCTCACACAGCATCCGCTTGGTGGGCCCGGTGAAGCTCTTCAGGATGCTGGATTCGTCCAGCACCACGCCACCGAAGCGGGTGGTGTCGAGCTTGGGCAGCCGTTCGTAGTTGGCGATGTTGACGCCGGACCACACGTCGCAGTCTTCGCGGATGACCCGAGCCTCAACGCCGGCCGCCTCACACTCGCGCTGCAGTTGCCGTGCCACGGCGAGGGGGGTAAGGATCAGCGAGGGTTTGCCGGATGCGATCCGGAACTCCTCAGCCGCACAGGCCTCGATGCGGGACTTGCCGAGGCCTGTGTCCAGGAATGCAGCGGCCCGGCCATTCTCGCATGCGAACTGGAGCGTGGTCTGCTGATGGGGGAACAAATCCCATGAGCCGGAAGGTGCGAACCCGCGGGATTCCGCGGCGGCGCCCTTCGATGCGATGAAGGCGCGGTAGGCGGTCAGGGTGTTGCTGCTCAAGCCAACACCTCCCGACCCGTCGCAGTCGTGACAGATATCATTCTGCCGCCGCCGTGATCGTCATCGTCGTCATCGAGCAGCACCAACGCCAGCACCAGGGCCAGCAGCGGCAGCAGCACGAACAGTCGGGACAGTAGGTCTAGGTAGGTCATGGGTTCATCCCTGGGGGGTGAGTGAGTTGTCACAGGGGCTGGGGGTCAAGCGTGGTCATCGCTATGGCCTCCGCACATGCGCCGCTCCACCAACGCGATCACGTGCGCCGGGATAATGGGCGGCTTAGGCACCCATCGAGTGGGATCCCAACCGTTACCAGTCCACCGGGCGTTCTGACTCAGCAGCGTTCGGCGACCATTCCATTTTCGGAATGACACCACCATTGAATCTATGACCATGCCGGGTTGACGTGTGATGCGCAGATAAGTACCACCTTCGGCGCCGGTGTTGCCGCTGAAGTAGAGGGTTTCGCTCATGACACCTCCCGCTGTTCCGGCGGTACCCACGGCAGTCCGATCAGATCAAATAGCTCACGCTCGGTGCGTACTGGCACCACCGTTCCGTTGTGCCGGCGCAACAGGCCGTCTTTGGACTTGAACCCAGCCCGCACCCAGCCCTTGGCCAGCACCTGATGGCTCCAGGCCGCGGAGCCAGTGCGGATTGCAAGCTGCAGCCCAAAGTTGTTGGGCTCGACCATAAAAAGGTCAAGGTTGATCCCTTCTGGAAGCTCCCGCTTGGTGTATTTGCAGGGCAGCTCGCCGAGCACCTTCGGCCAGTGGTTCACCACCGTGGCCAGGCCACTGGCGAACAACGGCTCGGCATGGTACGCCTTCGGGATGCAGACGATCTCGATGTCGCCAATGGTGGGTCGCTTTCGCCGGACGCTGCCGGCGATCTCAATCTGAGCGCAGTGGGGACGGAGTTTGGCGAGCACTCGGGCGGCGATGGCCTGGGCCTGCGCGAGCGGTATGCGGTCGGTGGTGCTGCTCATGCCACCACACCCCCATCAACCATGCGGAACGACACGACCCACACCCACGGGTTGGCGTTCCATGAGTCGGCGCCGTTGATGGATGCCCAGAGGCGAGCGAACCATTCACGCGGGAAAGCGTGTGAACGGTCGTAGCCTTCCAACCTGGCATCATCGTCGCTGATCTCCTGCAGCCGCTCCACCCGCACGTCGGTGATCTCCAGCAGGATGCGGCTACCTCGTCGGGGCAGGAAAATTGACGGGCGTTTTCGAAGGCCCCCAAGATCCTCGGTCGCTGCATAGTGCCATCGAGCACTGGCGCCAATCTCTGACGGGGCGGCGGAGTCGTATTCATGCTGAACGGCCCACGTCTCCCGCACCCAGAGCCGGTCTGCCGGTCGATCAAAAGATGGATCAGCAGGCTTGCCGTATGGGCACTTGATACAGATCACGCTGCCTGCTCTATCTGAAAAGCCTGCGATAAAATCATTGCAGTTTTCTGCTGAGTGTGAACACTCAATAAAATGCCAAGGGCGCTCGTTTAAGGGCAGTTTGACGACCCGCCTTGTCTGCGTCTTGGCGCCGGCCAGAATGGCGCGGATCATCGGGCCGGAAAACAGGATCGGGCGTTCTTTAGTGCTCATGTCTATTACTCCGTTGACGGTGATGGGTCTTCCAGCGGCAGCAGTTCACCCTTAGCGCTCCACCGCAGGCCGTGGCCGGCGCAGACCGTCGAGCCGTCCGGCAGGCGGGCCCCAACGGCCAGGGGGATCCCCCGGTGGGGGCAAAGGCCGTCCGGGCCGATCCGGCACCGCCGGTAAGCCTCCTCCAGTGGCCGGGTGAACCTCACCGGCGTCCACACATCAGTGAGCCGCCGGCACATTCGCAGCTTTAGCGCGTACTGAACCGGGCCGAGATGAACAAAGCTATCTCCCAGGCATTCGACTTTGCCAAGCCTTGATGGTGAATCACCGTGAACCCTGTTGCCCTTAATAGTTGAAAATCGG